GGCATCATCGGCTTTTTCCGCATACCACTTATCAATCGTGGCTTGCACTGACATACTGGCAGGCGGTTTGATGTTTTCGCGTATAGCTTCAACTGCACCATCAGCTTGGCTAGGGATGGTTTCCAGATCAAAATGAATAATACTCATGCTGCTACCTCGGTTAATTTAGCTTTCATTTCGTCTTTAATCTCAACGAAATTAGGCTGCATGGGCTTGGGTATCATTTGCCATGCTGAACCCAGCTGTGACACATTCTTTGCGGTTTCCAGCAAGGCTTTATAGTCAGGTTGTTTTTCCTGTCCTGTTGTTGCGTCTAATGCGTCATGCTCGACTATTTCCAATGCCGACTGCCACAAGTAACGTCTTTGATAGGTTTGTACTGCTCCAAGATTTTGAACGTCATGACAGCCTTTAAGCGAGGCTGATGACATAGGAGAAGTAATGGTTATTTTGCCGTCACCTTCATGCTCAAAGATATTTAGCTCTGCCAGTTCTACACCAAAGCTGATAATGCCAGTTAAGCCAACATCATTAAAAATGGCTTGAATCTGAGGCAGGTAATCACCTAACTCAAAGTAAGAGTATTTGGCAAAAGCATTAACACCAGACTTGTTAAGTGGTGTTGCTTGCAAGCGTATTCGTGCTTCTTGCAATTTCTTATAAATAGTCATCATAAACCTCTGTATAATGTGTTTGGCTTTCTGTATTGGCGTACAGGTTGCCGTATTCGTTTAAGTAATGTTTGTTTGTGAATCTTGGCTCGCGATGGTTATCAAAGTCAGCCTTGGCCAAGATTTGCATAATCCATCTGATCATTTAATCAGCTCCTCGATCTGGCAGTTTTCAGTCAGATACAAAGTGATCTCGTTCATAACACCTTTTTTATCAACAGCAGTAACACGCATTAAGCGAATGAGTGAGTCATCCGGCATGAATAAGTTTTCTTGCTGAAATTTCAGGTCTTGTATGTGATGAATAGAAACTGAAGTTGACATTATTCATTCCCCCAAGCATCAACTAAGCTCATTGGACTAATTGGCATTGCATTGCCTTCAGCCTTGGCTTGGGTGTTTACTAAATACAAACTCATGATTAGAACAATGCCAATAATCATGGCAACCAAAAATTTATTGTCGCTTTCTGGTTCGTAATGAAACTCCTCGTATTCTTCAACAATCACTCGCTCTGGTTTAAATACTTTCTTAGCTTGTTCTTTGATGAAGTCTTGACGTTGCTTAGATGCAAAGTCTTTTACTGGATAGTGAATAGCCATGTTTATTTCTCCGATAATTATTATTGATTGCCATGCTCTCAATGGCCTCCCAGCGTTTCCACACAAGCGAATGTGTTGAACAGGTAAGATGTATTCATAAGACTGCCTACCAAGACAGCAAGCCTCTCACAACAATCTATCGAGATAGACAGTCTTATAAACCCCAGACACTTAGCCGGTCTGGGTTAGCAATTACGGCAGTTATGTTAATTAATGACTACACTAACTCCCGTCTTTTTATGGTGCGAGAGGACACCAGCCGTAAATTCTTATCTCCCAAAAAGACCCTCACCGAAATGAGGGTTTGAATGTGCCTTAATAGGCTAGGAGCAACCCTTCGAGGTTATAAGACTTGGCACGAAAGGCTACCCCCGTAGAACTAACATACCAAGTCTTATAAAGACGATTTCCTGCTAAGGTCTATCGGAGTATTTCACCGGCCTTGCAATCCTTCTACGGGGATTTTCCGTTTCGTTGGAACATATAGTAACAGATTGTTACCATACGTCAACAACTGATTGTTATCATTTCAAACAAAATAACACATAAAACCATAAGTATCTGATTAATTGAGGTATTTATTTTTGATAGGCAATAAAAAACCCCAGTTAAGGGGTTTGATAGGGGATTGGGTGGTTATTTTTAAAATCAGGAATCTAGTTTCATTGTCAATGGTATGAAATCTAATTGTACAAATGTCCAAGGACCGCGTGACGTCATATCCGCTAATCGCTCTCGAATAGCTCCTAAAAGTAATTGTGTTCCTGATGTTTCAACAAGACTTTCTATGCTTTGATAACTTTGCACATCTGGTTTTATTGAAATAATACCAAATGCAGTTATAGAAAAAAAATAGGGTGAGTTTTCGCTTTTTTCTTTATCTAGCTCAACATGAACTGTTAAACCGTATCTATACCCATTATTGCTATCATCTAAACGAATTATTCCACCATTAACAATAATATCAATAGACGGTTTTTTATCTGCATTTTGCAAGAATTCAGGATTAGCTATAGCCTCTTGATGGGTAAAAAAATAGCTCTCAAGCCGTAGTGGAAATTCGCTCATCAGTTTTCCTTTTTTGCTTTACCCATTCACTGGTAGTATCTTTATTAGGTAATTGCTGGGATTTTAAAACATCAAACCATTGCTCATTAGATTGCTTTGGTGAAATATGTATTTGCAGTTCTCCGTCTACCGATCGTGCTAATTTAACCATTGTTTCTATAGTAAAATTAGCATCACCTCTAAATACTTTAGTTATATAGGCTGGGCTAGTATTTAGCTTTTCAGCTAGTGAAGTCTGAGTGATGCCGCTTTTTTTGAAGAAATTAGTTAATTCAATGGAAAAATTAAGCTTAGCCTTTTCAACCCAGTATCTATCTCTTTGCTTAGCTTCAGTTAGTAATTTTTTAAAAGATTTTAATGCCATATTATTATTCCTCATCCTTAACATAAATAATTTGATTCTTATCATGCGCCAACTGATAGGCTTTTTTGTGTCTAATAGCTTTATTTTTATCTTTATCAGTTGTCTTTTGTGTCTTTTTTATAAATGCGTGAGTTGTTACAATTATTGTATCGCCATGCCCTTTAAAAAATAATAGACGTATATCGCCTTTAATTAATTCAGAAATTTTATTATTTTTATCGACCTGATGACATTGCTTAGCTGATAAAACATCTATCCCACGCTCTACAATTTGCTCAATCAATCTAAATAATCCAGCAGCACTTGCTTGATAATTATCAGCAAGGTCATTAAAAAACTCGTCAATCTCGCAAGAATCACCATCCATTATAGCGACAACCTTACAGTGCGATGATGGCGATTCATGTAAAACTTTAAGTTTCATTTTAACCTATAAGTTAATTTTAGAGTAATGAAGTAAATTTATCAATGTCACTTTCACTGTATAACTTATCTATCTTTTTTATTCAGCGGATCAGTAATTACATTCAGGTAAGTGTGTTGCCATTTTCCTCCTTTATGACCGCGTCTTTTTTTTGTGCATCTTCAATATCCCTTTTTACTGCATCACAAAATGGCTGATCTGCTGCTTGATTCTGTCGTCTTTTATAAGCAGATAAGGGATCATGCAGGTTCACCCCCCACACATTTTCCGGTTGAGCTGTCAAGGGTTTATTTGCAGGTTTTTGAGATAATTTAAAGTCAATAAATTCAGTTACTTCACGTTGCTGATCTGGGCAGAGTTGGTTAAATTTATCGAGGATAGGCGATGATGGCTGTTTATCATCAGCGCGCATAAGACCATCGCCAGTCAAAAACCATTCTATGTTTACTCTGAATATTTTGCACATAGTACGTGCTTGGGGTATCCCTGGCAGTCTATCACCGTTCCAATAGTAAGTAGCACACGCGCCACTTGTACCTATTTTTTTTCCAATATCTACCCTGTTGAGGTTATCCCAACCTTTTTCTTTTACAAGTTTCCTAAATCTATTAGCAAACTCTATGTCTTTATCAAATTTATCCATTTGTAGAGTATGACTCTTTACTTGATACCGATCAGTTATTAAATTTGTTTGCATATTGGTAACAATCAGTTATCATATGGGGCATGGAAAAATTATTAGCTTATTTCAATGGTAGTAATACAGCTTTGGCTTTAGCCCTTGGTGTAACACAACCTTACATTTCTATGTGCATGTCTGGTAAACGAAAGATTAACCCTGTTTTAGCTAAAACAGCGGAGAAACTTACCGGCATACCACGAGAAGAAATCCGTCCCGACATTTTTGGTAAATAACTATGAGCAATCGACGCGATTTTAAAGAAGAAGTCATGCTTAATTCTGCCGAGTGGTATCTGTTAAAAGAAATTGCTGGGCAGATGGGATCACCCAAGTCTGCCGTCTTACGCTATGCACTGCTCCAGCTTGGTAACAAGTTTACACGGGAACGTATAGCGGCTGAAACATGCAGACACCATGAAGATTAAGCGTAGTAATTATTGAAAAGTAGTCTAGCGATGAGTGAACAGAAAAGAAATATTGAAGGTGATCGTAGAGCAGCAAGTTTGTCTTTGCGTCCTCGTAAAGCTCAGACCAATACATTCGGCAGAGGCTTTAAGTTATCGCCCAAAGCCACCGAAATGGACATTATTGAAAACCAACGCAGACATGTTTGTTTTCAATCTAAGTTTGGACGGTTTGTAAGGAATTAAGTTTTATTGATGGCTATGTTAGGAGACGGTCGAAAGACAGAGGACGAGGACATAGCTTAATAGGGAATACGCACTACTCGGAGCAAGTAAAGTGCGGTGCTTGGAATGACACATTGTCAGTTGGACAGTAGTGACACCGTAAAGTAAATCGGGTCGCAAAACGCCTAAAAACACTGTTAAACGAGATTGAGATCAGTCGGTTATCCGGACTCAAAGTGATTTAACAGCAAGTCTGATGTAGTGGGATATGCGGCATACGGCCTTCACTACGAGGGGAGCATATCAGCTTAGGCATGTAGTAATGACCTAAGTACGGCACGATTTTAATCGCCCGTTTCCTTCAAACTCATTTATTTGGGTTTAGGGAATATTTACCCAGCACTCCACCTGATAAGAGGTTTTAGATGACATTTCAGCCCTAACCAAGAGAGTGAATATGTTTATAGACATTGCGACCAATGCACACATTAACGACCCATTGTCATCTCACTTGGCAGGGATAGAGATCGAGGCAAGCGGAATAGCTGGCACGCAGCGTTCACAGTGTCTTGCAGCGGTAAAACAGCATCAAGGATTAACCAGTAAAGAGTTATGCGACATAACTGGACTGGATCGCTACATGTTAGCCAGACGATTACCGGAGATTAAGCAGTTAGAGCAGGGAAAGATGAAGATTTGCAATATTAGCAAGAAGCTAAGTGTGACTTGGTGGTTGAAGAAGCCTAATTAAAACAAAGCCCACAGACTCGGAAAAGTAAACGTGGGCTTTATCGTAAACAGCGGAGTAATTATATGATTTTAAGAGAATATCAGCAAGTACAGAATGATGCCATAAGAGCATCAGCCATGCTGGGCAATAGACGGATTATTTCTTGTGCGCCTACCGGTAGCGGTAAGAGCATCATGATTGGCGAGTTAGTAGCCTCTTTATTGGAGAAGAAGTCCGGCACTCAGCGCGTTGTGATTGTGTTACCCAGACGTTCATTAGTAAAACAACTAAGTGATTCATTCACTGGTTGGGGCATTAATCATGGCGTAGTAATGAGTGGAGTTAAGCCGTTTCTGATGCCTAGATGCCAGATAGTGAGTATTGATACTTATACGAAAAGGATGGCAAATGAAACATTGAAGTTTATAGAAGGTGATTGCTTGATCGTGGATGAGATGCACTTGCAGTTTACACCAAAGAAACTGGAATTATTTGCGCGTTATCCATTCGTTATAGGTTTCTCAGCGACACCGGTAGCACCGAACAAACAGAGTTTAGGATTATTTTACGATTCGATTGTTGAGACAGTGACATTGGGTAAATTAACAGAACTTGGGTTTTTATCGCCATTGAAGTATTACGCCCGTCCTGATATTGATTTAAGTGGATTATTGCTAGGCAAAGACGGTGACTGGCGAGAATCACAGCTTGGTGATGTGATGGACAAACCTAAGCTGATCGGTGACATATTTGATAACTGGCAACGTTTAGCACGAGATAAAAGCACTGTTATTTTTGCCAGCTCGCAATCACACGCGAGGCATATTTGTGATGAATTTAATAGTCATGGTTATTCAGCCGAATATGTTGATTGCAATACACCAGATGAACAACGGCAGGAAATGTTTGACAGGGTTCGTGCCGGTAAAACAAAAGTTATTGTGAATGTTGGCATTGTGTCAGTCGGTATCGACATACCTAACTTGGAATGTGTGGTGTTGGCACGTCCTACCCGCAAGATAGCGATGTATTTACAGTGTTTGGGCAGAGTCACACGAATCTGTAAGGGTAAGACACACGGTATTGTTATAGATCACGCTGGCATTATCGAAAGACTTGGATTTGCAACCGATGACTTTGAGTGGTCACTTGATGGCAAAGAGTCAGTCGAGGATCGGAATAAAAAGACAAAAGAAGAAAAGAAAGAGCCAAAAGACATTATTTGTGGTGATTGCGGAACGGTATTCAGGTCAAGACGTTCATGCCCAAACTGTGGCTATGAGTCTATTCCACAAGGTATGCCCGTACCGATACATCAGGCAGACTTGAAAGAGGTTGTAAAGATACGCTCCGTTGATAAAAAAACGTTTTATGCCGAGCTATTAGGGTATGCCAAACAGAACGGTAAAAGCAGTAAGTTTGCCCTGGCTATTTTCAGAAAGAAATTTAACGAATGGCCACACGGAAAGAACAGCGCACAACCCATAGCACCCAGCCCAGAGACGATTGGTTATATAAAGCATAGTCATATTGCTTTTGCTAAGAGGGCAGCGGCATGAGAGTTGATATCAAGCAAGAATGTGCTGGTCGCTGGAGTGGTGTTTTAACTAATTTGGGCATTGATGCAAGGCTATTTAATGGCAAGCATCAGCCCTGCTTATTTTGTGGCGGTAAGGACAGAGCCAGATGGGATAGAGCAAAAGAGTTTTATTACTGCTCACAATGTGGACATAAGCAACCGATTGACATGGCTATTGAACACACCGGATTGTCATTTAAAGAAACAACTAACTTAATCAGGCCAACTGTTATGACGACACCACTACAAATTGTAAAGCCTGCCGATACACAACAAGCAGAGGCAAGAATACGCAAGATTCATGCAGGGTTAAAACATATCACGCCTGACACAGCTACTTTTTTGTACCTTGCAAAACGAGGCATAACAGTTTTACCCGATGCTGATTGCTACGAACATCCTAAATTAGATTATTGGGAGGATGGCGTTAAGACTGGGACTTATCCGGCAATGGTGTCAGTTTTTAGGACGCCAGTGGGTGAGGTATCAACCCTTCACATCACTTACTTGACTAAAGACGGGGAGAAAGCGCCTGTGCCTACAGATAAAAAGATTCTGCCGGTTATGCGCCCATTGGTAGGGAGCGCTGTTAGATTGTTTGAAGCTGAAGAAGTGCTGGCTATTACGGAAGGCATAGAAACTGCGTTATCAGTAAGACAGGATCAAGGCGTTCATTGTTGGGCAGCAGGATCAGCACAAGCAATGGTCAATATCGTTATTCCTGAGAGCGTAAAAGTCGTTTGGATTTATGCCGATGCGGATGAAAGTTTTACCGGCCAGAAAGCCGCTTATGACTTAGCAAATCGGTTAAAGGTAAAAGAGGGAAAAACCGTTCGAGTTGTTACTTTAGTCAATCAAGAAACCGTTGAAGATTATGGACGTAAATGCGACTACAACGATTACGTCATTATGAAAGCCGCTTCCTGACTGAAAATGCACGAGTTTACAGAGATGATAGAAAAAACATTTGGCATACAAGCTAAAGCCATGAGGCATAAAGACACGTTAATCATGCGTGAAGGTAAGTTTCAACAAAAACGCAATATGACTGTGCCTAAATCGAGCGTGAACTGGTGTTAAGCAGCAATATGCAAATTAATATTCAAAGCCTTGATGATGCGATGGACGGTATCCCATTTAGGTTGCGTTTTACCGGACAAGGCTTTGTAAAGGCTCTCACGGTTAAGCCCTGTATCAGTAGCAAGCTGAGTAATACCTTTGGCTTTGGCGACATGACCCAGCGCAGTAACAAAAACAGCAGGATCATCATCCAAAAATGCTTGCGTCAAGTAGTCGCTCATATCTTCTTGAGTCAACAAGTGATCGAAAGGGTTATAAGGTTTTGTTTCAGTTTTCATAAAGAAGCCTCACAAGTTTTTAGCCAGTTCTTTGGCTTGTTTAATATCGTTTTGTTGCGTCGATTTATCACCACCACACAACAAAATAACAATTTCGTTATTACGGATAGTGTAATAAATGCGATAGCCCGGACCAACAAAAATACGCAGTTCGCTAACACCTTCACCAATTATTTTAGTATCGCCAAAGTTACCATTAGCAACTCTAGCCAAACGCAACGCTATTGCCATAGCCGCTTGGCGGTCTTTCAACTTGGCAGACCATTTATCAAAAACTTCAGTAGTGTGTATTTCGTAATTCATGATTCTATTGTAGCTTACAGGCTACAAATGTCAAGAGTAATTAGCATATGAAAGTCACTTTTGTAATAGATGAGCGTGGTGCTTTTCATGCACAGAAAACTATCGGTGATTTACCGACTGATAGAAGTATGGAAGTCGTCATACAAAAACACGTCAAGAAACGCACCGATGGTCAAAACCGTTACCAATGGAAAGCTATATTGGGAGACATATCAAGGCAAGTACGCATAGACGGTAAAAGTTACACGCCTAAAATCTGGCACGAGCATTTAAAAGGATTGTTTTTACCTGATGAAGCTAATGAAGAAATAACTCTGCCAGGTTATAAGAAATGGGAAGAAATGCCAGACGGAACACTCAAGATGGTAGGCAGTACAACAAAGCTAACCACTAAGGGCATAAGTATCTATTTTGAACAGATATACGCCTATGCGGTGAATGAGTTGGACGTAAGGTTTACAGCAAATGTCTAAGCTGCGTGAATCAGCCAGAGGACAAGACTGCTTAGTCAGATTGCCTGGCATATGTAACCGCAACCCAGAAACAGTGGTATTGGCTCATTTAGGCGGTGGAGGCATGGCATTAAAGAAACATGATATTCATGGTGCATTTTGCTGTAGCAGCTGCCATGACGAAATTGACAGACGCACACGATTATTTGACAAGGATTATGCAGAATTGGCTCATAGGCAGGGTGTTGAGAGAACACAAAATTACTGGATAGAACATGGCTTCCTCAAAGTATAAGAATTGCAAGACGCTCATCAATGGGCATGAGTTTGCCAGTAAAGCAGAAGCCAAGCGTTATGCAGAGTTACATGTATTAAACAATGCTGGCGTTATATCGCAACTCAAGCTGCAATCTAAATATGAACTGATACCAAAGCAAAGGCGATCAGATGGAACGATGGAGCGAGCCTGTCATTATCTTGCTGATTTTGAATATATCGAGAATGGCAACTTGATAGTTGAGGATGTTAAGGGCGGCAAGTCTACACCCGAATTTATTATTAAACGCAAGCTGATGTTAGATAAGTACGGCATCACAGTGAGAGAGATTAGAAAATGATTGATTGGTTCGTGTTCCCTTTTTACGCAACGATTTTATTTATGATTTATGTGATTTATTCAACCTGGTGGGGATGCTGATGTTACCTGTTAAAAAAGAAAAAGAATTTGTAGCTTGGGGAACGGAATCAGAGATTGAATACATTAATCAAATAGGAACATTTAGACCTGATGATTGTGATCGAATTACTTTCTTAAAAGGATATTTAGCTTCTATACCTAATCGAGTTAGATGGGCAGGTATTGATCGGATAAAAGTAACCAAGCACGCAAAAACATTACTTTCTGAAAACTTAGCAAGGGCAGCAGCGCAATGATCTATTGGGGTTTTCTAAAATTAAAAGACTGGACCATATTTCCTTGGGTAATGACTGAGGTAGAAGGCTTTGAGTTTACCTGGCTATTTCTTGTTGCAGGATATTTAAGAGATGAGTAGAGCATCCAGTTTACAAGATGACGATGTAGATTTCTTGTACAAAAAAATGAGAGTTCTCTATCACCGATTGCCGAACGAAAAAGAAGAAATAGCCTATCCAATAGAGGTATGGCGTTTAATAGTTGAAGAAGGATTATCAATACTTCCGGCACGAATGAAAGCACTAACAAGGATATTAGATGAAAAAGCATAGTCATTATTATAAAGATACTTCCCACCTAGATGGCATGGACGTGTATCGCATACTCAAAGAATGGGAAGTAACCGATCCTTGTATTCAACATGCTATCAAGAAACTGCTATGTGCAGGACAGCGTGGCGTTAAAGATGAAGAACAAGACGTGCAGGAAGCCATCGACACCCTTGAGCGTTACAAAGAAATGAAAGCAGAGGATGAATTAGCATGACCTGTTGGCCGATGCTTAAATTTCCACCGGTCAATCTATTCAGCGCACCTGTTAGATCTGCACATTGCAAACACACACACTGGGCGACTTATGTGAGTTGGAAAAAACGTACCTGTGTAGATTGTGGATTGGAAAAGCCACTTTATGAACTTGAAATTCAACATCAGAGGTAAGGAATGGATATGCAACTACTAGCTGGATTAATCGCATTATCAATCGGAGTTATTGGTATTACTGCTGTCATAGTCAAGTACGCACTAAAAGTATTTGATGATATATGGAAAGATGATGATAGCGAGTATTTTTAATGGCACTTAAAACAACTAATAAGAATCGTAAAAAGAATATAAAGTTTAAAGCAGACGAAAGTTCGTTTAAAACTGAAAATATTGCAAAAACACAAGATATGGTATAATTAACTTAAATTTACTACTACATATAGTGTTTTATGGATAAATTGATTGGGCAATTAAAGCGTCACGAAGGTTTCCGAAGTCGTATGTATTTATGTACCGCTGGCAAGGAAACTATTGGGTATGGATATAACCTAAAAGCTAACCCACTGCACTTAAGTAGCCTAGAGATCAGCAATGCCTACAAGAACGGCATTAATGAAGTCGAAGCAGAAAGAATACTAAAGCTCATGATATCTAAATGCATAGATCAGTTAGAAGAAGCCATACCTTTCATCAATAAACTCGATACAGTTCGTCAAGACATATTAATCAACATGTGCTTCAACATGGGATTAGTCGGATTACTTAAATTCAAGAAAACATTGCAGCTTATTGAAGCTGGGGATTATGCGAAGGCCTCAGTTGAAATGTTAGCAAGCAAATGGTCAAAAGATGTCGGCAATAGAGCGCTGGAATTATCAACACAAATGAAGTCAGGTGTTTATGCTAACGCCTAAACAGGAAGCATTTGCTCAAGCTGTAGCCGGAGGAAAAACACAGGCTGATGCTTACAGAGAGGCTTACAATGTGAAGCCAACAACCAAGAATGAGGTAACACAAGTCAAGGCATCGCAACTAATGGCGGACGGTAAGGTTAGGGTAAGGGTTGATGAACTCAAAGCTCAACTCTCTGAAAAGCTACTTTGGACAAGGGAAGATTCACTTAAGACGTTAATCGCTGTCATTAATGCGCCTGACAATGCTGGCAATATTATCTCCTCAGTTCAAGCGATTAATAAGATGCAAGGATTTGATGCCGCTGAAAAGCATGAGCTAACTGGCAATCTTAACGTGACGATTACAATTCGTGGTCGATAATCTCGATTTAGACTTAGAGATACCCAATGCGCTGATCCCGTTCACGCAGCCTAAGCGTTATAAAATTGCTTATGGCGGCAGGGGGAGCGGTAAGAGCTGGACAGTGGCACGATTACTTATTATCAAAGCCATTGAAGCACCTATCCGTATTCTTTGCGCTAGAGAAACACAAAATTCTATTCAAGAGTCAGTTCACTTCCTTCTGAAGAAGCAAATTGAAGATATGGGGCTGGCTCAATTCTTCACCGTACAGCAAACACGAATAACTTGTGTAAATGGTTCGGAATTTGTATTCGCTGGCATCAGGCAACAATCAGTTGTTAATCTGAAATCATTTGAATCATGCTCGATTTGCTGGGTTGAAGAGGCTCAGGTCGTTACTAAGAAGTCATGGGATGCTTTAGTGCCAACTATTCGTTCACCAGGCTCAGAGATTTGGATAACGTTTAACCCTGAACTAGATACAGATGAAACCTACCAGCGTTTTGTTCTTAATCAATCTGATAACTCACTCGTTATCAAGGTTAACTGGTCTGATAATATATGGTTTCCTGATGAGTTAGAGCAAGAGCGCATTGACTGGCTTAAGCGTGATCCAGAAGGATATAAGACGGTTTGGGGTGGTGAATGTCGTCCTGCTGTCGAGGGTGCTATTTACGCACAGGAAATAACCAAGCTATTACTTGAAAAAAGGCAAGGCCGCGCTCCTTACGATCCGCTACTTAAAGTTCATACCGTCTGGGATTTAGGCTGGAATGATTCAATGAGTATAGCGATGGTGCAGCGCTCTGGTTCGGGTGAGGTTAGGGTTATTGATTACATCGAGGACTCTCACAGAACGCTAGACAGCTATGTTGATGAACTGCGTAACAAGTCCTATAACTGGGGAACAGATTACATTCCGCATGATGGTCGTAGCCGTGACTTCAAGTCTGGCAAATCGACTGAAGAAATGTTGCAAGCCTTTGGTCGCTCGGTGTTCGTGCTAGGTCGTGATGACATTGAGGAGGGTATTAAATCAGCCCGTATGATGTTCGGCAGAGTGTGGATAGATGAAAAAGCCTCAGCATTGTTAAACCAGCTTAAACGCTACCGAAGGACGCAGAACCAAAGCACTGGTACATTCGGTGCGCCACTGCATGATGATAGCTCACATGGTGCTGACTGCTTCAGATACATAGCAATGGCTGAACAGCACATGACAAACGATACTTGGGGTGGCGGTAAGCTCAAGTATCCGTCATTAAATTACAATTGACATATGTTATGTTATAACATTGCAAATATGGTATAATTAGCACAAATGGAAAGGAGTGAGTATGAATTATCTATTCAATCGTTTAAAAGAACCATCCACTTGGCGAGGCGTTATCTGGTGCTTATCTGCCTTTGGTGTCTATCATTTTTCTGACGACCAGACCGCTGCTATTACTGCATTAGGTATGGCGGTAGCTGGTGGTGCTGGCATCTTGTCACCGGACAAGCGGTTGTAAAATAGCTTATTGTCGGGAGACAACATGAGTGAAGCAGATATATTAATGCCGGTAGTTGGCATGTTGATGTCAGTTCTAATTGTCGTGATCGGCTGGATGGGTAATAAACTCCATGAGCGCTTAGGCGAGATCAACGATACACTGGCAACGATAGACAGAGATTTACGGCACGAACTATCAAGACTTGATACACGAGTATCAGTTATCGAAAGCAAGGTCAGCAAATGAGCAAGATGACTGACGACAAGCTCAAAGCACTTACTGACCAAGAGATCAAGCAGTCGCTAGGTTACGGCTCAGGTGAGCTAACTAAGAACCGTCAGAAAGCCCTCGAATATTACTACGCAAAGCCTATTGGCGACTTAGCACCTCCCTCTATTGATGGACGTTCTGCGGTGGTTGATACTTCTGTCATGGATACAGTCGAGTGGATGTTGCCTTCACTGCTAAAGATATTTGCCGGTGGTGATAAGGTCGTCGAGTTTCAGGCCAAGTCTGAGCAGTTTGAAGAGCAAGAAGATCATATTACTGAATATATTGGTCGTCATGTGTTCTATGTGCAGAATCAAGGCTTCCAAATCCTACACACTTGGTTTAAAGACGCACTCCTTGCCAAGAATGGCATCGTTAAAGTTTGGTGGGATAAAACCACTGACGAAGCCCGTGAAGATTATGTCGGACTTGATGATATTGAACTTGGCATGTTGTTGCAAGACAAGCACGTTGAGCCTATCGAGCATACAGCCTACCCAGATCAACTGACTGGTCAACAGTTACATGATATATCTGTCAAGCGTGTCGTTGATAAAGGCTACTGCTGCATCGAGAACGTACCACCTGAAGAATTCCTAATCTCACGTAGGGCTAAGAACTGCGAAGATTCCCCTTTTGTAGCGCACCGATTCGAACGCACCATAGGCGAGCTGAAAGAGGCTGGCTACGACAATGTTGATAACATAAGCTCTGATGAGAATGACGGGGCTTTTGGCTCTGAGCGAGTTTCTCGGAAGATGCAGAATGATGAATCACCGTATCTGGGTGGGCGTGGCAACATGGAGAATGGCGATCCTGCTTCTCGTGTGGTCTGGGTGACAGAGTGCTACTTAAAGGTAGATTATGACGGTGATGGCATACAAGAATGGCGCAAGGTCGTTCGTGCCGGTAATCAGATACTTGAGAATGTTGAGTGTGATGGGCAACCGTTTATCTCACTAACACCGATCCCAATCCCTCACCAGTTCTTTGGCTTATCTGTTGCAGATTTGGCAATGGAAGCACAGCGCACCAAGACTTCTTTAATGCGCGCCTTGATTGATAACTTGTACTTAACAGTCAACGGCAGAACATGGGCATTAGAAGGTCAGGTTAATCTTGACGATCTATTAACGTCACGTCCTGGCGGTATTGTTCGTGTTAAATCACCGGGCGCTGTTGGTCCTATGCAGGCAGGTGGTGGCGATCTAACGTCAGCGATGTCGATGCTTGATTATGTCGACACACAACGAGGCAACCGAACTGGCTTCACCGCAGAAACTCAGGGCGGTAACATGAACGCGGTTAATCACACCGCAACAGGCATGAACATTGTCACGAATCGTGCTGACATGCGTATTGAGCTGATTGCTCGTAATTTCGCTGAAAATGGTGTTAAGAGCCTATTTATCAAGATTCTGGAGTTAGTCTCCAAGTATCAAGATAAAGCCGAGCGAATCAAGGCTACAGGCGGCTGGATAGACATTGATCCGCGTGAGTGGAAGAACCAGTTTCACTTGAATGTGAATGTCGGGCTTGGCACCGGCAACAAAGATCAAATTATTCAGAACTTGACGGCTTTGGGCGCAGCAATGGGGCAAGCAGCCGCCTCTGGTGTTGTCAAGCCGGATAATGTCTACAAGGCAGGTGTTAAGCTCGCTGAGACATTGGGCTTTAGTAACCCTGAGCAATACTTCACCGATCCAGCCACTCAACCACCCCCAGAGTCTAAGCCCGATCCACAGATTGAAACAGCTAAAGCGATGATGGAGATTGAGCGACTAAAGACCGAAGCGAAGATTACCCAAGACCAGCAAAAACTGGAAGCAGATATACAAATGAAGCGTGAGGAATTAGCCGCCAAATACGGGCTAATGAACGAAGAAATCAACCACAAAGTAATTCTTGGACAGCAGGCTAACAATGGACTCTACGCAAGAGCTAATATACCGCAAGCAGCAAGCGGAGGCGCTGGTCAACAGCCCCTTATTCCAGGAAGCGTTCAAGCACCTGGACAACCTTTATTATGACAATTGGCTGAATAATTCAGAACTAACGAGAGAAGAGCGAGAAGAGATATGGCGACAGCTAAAAGCAATGCAACACCTGAAACAGTTCTTCCAGACGGTTCTGGAGCAGGGAACGCAGGCAATGCAAACTCTGAATTTGCAGCATTACTAGACTTTTGCTTGGAGGCTGAGTTAGCGAATCCAGCATTGAGAATTACAGAGGTGCTAACTAATGACAAGAAAGCACCGGAGTTTATTCGCTTAAAGTATTCATTTCCAGCCGTGAAGGCAGGAACACCCGGCTACAAAGACAGTAAAGATAAAGTAGTCAGCTTTAAATAGTAACCGAGGCATGTCGGGAGACACCCTCATCCACGCTGAGAAGCGTTATTTTCCTTAAGAGGATATTTTAACTATGGAACCAGAAGCTACCCAATATGAGGGCGCAGAAGTACAGCAAGAAACCAGCCAGTCTGGTAACGATGATGCAGCGTTGCTGTCTGCATTTTTGGCGCAAGAAGATCACTCAAGTGATGGCATAGACGCTGCTTCCTCCGACATTCCTGCCGGACAAGAGGTTGAGCCTGTACAGTCAGTTGATAATTTTACCGTCAAAATCAATGGCGAAGAGAAGCAAGTAAGCCGTGACGAGTTGATCGCTCACTATCAAAAGGGAGAGGCATCAAACCAGAAGTTTGAGGAAGCCGCTAACTTACGACGTGAGGTTGAGCAACAGAAAGCTGCGACTACTCAGCAACAAGCGCAATTGCAGAACGCTATCAACCACTTTATGCAGACAGCGAATCAGTGGGCGCAAGAGGGGCAACCTGACTGGGCTAACCTACTGGAAAACAATCCGCATGAGTATTTGAGGCAAAAAGAAGTATTCGCTGCACGTCAGGCAGAGTTTAGCAAGGCACAGGCCGCGCAAGCGTACCTAAACGAGCAAAACCAAGCCCAACAGCAGCAAAGCATGGCAGCGCATCTGGAGACAGAGGGAGCAAAGATGCTAGAGATTATACCCGAATGGAAGAATCAAGACGTACGCCAAGCGGAAGAGCAAGAGCTAATCAAATACTTGACTGGTAAGGGCTACACCCGTGACGAACTACAAAACTTGAATCAATCCAAAGCCTCTAATATTGCACTGGTATTAAATTCAATGCGATATGAAAAGCTAGTGGCACAATCGAAGGCAGCAGCTAAACAAGTCCAAAACTTACCGCCAAGGGTTGAAAGACCGGGTGTGGCAAGTCAAGGCAATAACAACCGAAGTGAAGCCATGCAGCGTTTAGCAAGATCAGGATCAATTGACGATGCAACCAGCGCCTTTGCAGCTTTGTTCGGGTAATCATGCCGAGAGGCACATTAATTTAAGCAGGAATATATAACATGGCTATCGTAACAGGAACCTACCAGACGTTCCAAACAAAGGGTATTAAAGAAGATTTAGCAGATATTATCTACCGAATCACACCGACTAAAACTCCTTTCCTTTCAGCAATTCCAAAGGTAAAGGCAACTAACACTTTCCACGAATGGCAAACTCAAGATTTGGCGGCAGTTACTGCTAACGCTCAGATCGAGGGCGATGATGTATCTTCATTTGCCTCTGTAACGCCTACTACTCGTTTAGGTAACTACACGCAAATTTCTACTAAAAACGTCGTCATTTCTGGTACTAACCAAGCGGTTAAGTCAGCCGGTCGTAACAACGAGATGTCTTATCAATTAAGCATGAAATCTGCTGAGTTGAAAAGAGACATGGAAGCGGCTCTTGTGTCTGCTGCTAACGGTGTATCTGGCGCAGTTTCTAACGCTGGCAACTCAGCAACTCATGCTGGCTCTACTTCTGCTGCCCGTCAGTTACGCGGTCTTGAAGGCTGGATCGCTACTAACGTAGACTTAGGCGCTTCAGGTGTTGCACCTGTGTACACAATGGGTTCTTGGGCGGCTCCTACTGATGGTACTCAACGTGCCTTCACTGAGACTCAGTTAAAGAACGCTTTACAGTTAGCGTACGCACAAGGTGGCGAGCCTGATTTAATCATGGTAGGTCCAGGTCAAAAACAAACTTTCTCAACCTTCACAGGCGGTTCAACCCGTTTTGATAAGGCTGAAGATAAGTCTGTGACGGCGGCTGTTG